GTTTAGGATCAACTGAAAATATTTGGATTGGAGTTGGAGGAAATGGGGCTGCTGGAATAACAATAAACGACACAAATGGTGGCGCTGGCGTTAGTGGATTACCTTCGTTTTTTGGAGGCACAGGCACAGGTGTTACATCAAAAATAAGTACCGGTCCGCAGAACGGACCTGGAGCTGCGGGGGGGACGGCCATTTCAAATGGAAGTAACAGTGGTTCTAGTTCTTGGTTTTTTAACATTTTGTCAAGTTATTCAAGAGCTACAAATAACTCGAATGGGTTTGGATCATCGAATAACCAAGGCGCATTAGCTCCTTTAATGAACGGTGGTTTTGGTGGAGGATTAGACGCTACAAACGTTGTAAATTTAGGCCAAACTAATAGAATTGTAGGCGCTAATACTGGTCAAATTATTTCTATTGCTAATGGTGGAACTATCAATGGAGGAAACGGAGACGCTGGTAGTCTTATTACAAATAACGCTTCCAATTTATTTTTTGCACAAGCAGGAGCTGGAGGAGGTTCAGGTAATGCGGCAGGTACTATTCCCGGAGGAACCGGCGGCGCTGGTGGTCCAGGAGCTGGCGGAGGCGGTGGAGGCGCTTCTACAAATGGAGCAAACTCAGGAGCCGGCGGAAGAGGGGGAGACGGATTCTGTATGGTAATAACATATTTTTAATATAATAACATGAATAAAAAATACGCGATTATTGAAGAGGGAATTGTTATAAATATTGTAGCAGCGACCGGAGACCCTTCGTTTATGACTGATTTACTATGTATTGAAGTAGATGAAACAATAAAATTAGGATATATTTACGATGGCGAAAAGTTTATAGAAAATACTATAGAACTGGAGCACACCATTGAGGAAAACACAATAATATAAAAAACAACTAATAAATAAAAATAAAAAATGGCAATAATATACAGTTATCCAAAAGCGACAATAGCGTCAAATGACTTTTTGCTTGGTACAAAAAGAAACGAATCAGGTAATCCAACAAAGTCATTCCTTGTGTCTGATTTTATTACGCTATTAGCGGACGCAGGTGTGACAGGCCCTCAAGGTCCAACAGGGCCAACAGGAGCAACGGGTCCGCAAGGAGAGCAAGGTGTTCCAGGACCAATAGGGCCAGCTGGATTAAATTGGCAAGGATCTTGGGCGTCAGGAACTTCTTATGTAGCCGATGATGCCGTAGGATATGGCGGAGCTTCTTACTTCTGTATATTAGCAACATCCGGAACAACTAATCCCGCTTCTGATACTGCTCACTGGGCCTTACTAGCTTCTCAAGGAGCAACGGGACCGCAAGGACCAACTGGAGCAACTGGAACAGCGGGAGCAACTGGACCACAAGGAGCTACAGGGGCAACTGGTGCTACAGGGCCTCAAGGGCCAATGGGACCGCAGGGGCCAGCTGGAACATTAATACCTTGGTTAGAATATAACCAAACGGATCTAACTGTATGGAATAACGGTAAAGGGAATATAGGTAATAATACGTCATTTGGAGTAAGTGCTCTTAGATCTAATACGTCTGGGTCTAATAATACCGCCTATGGAGGGGCAGCGTTATACGGGAATACAGAAGGAATTCAAAATACCGCTATAGGAGCAACGGCTTTGCAATCAAATCAATTAGGTTCAAGCAATACAGCATTAGGGCCAGGAACGTTATATACAAATTCAAGTGGATCTAATAATGTAGCAATTGGAGTTAATGTGTTATCAGCTGGGACAGCGGTAAGTGATAATATAGGGGTTGGAAATGGAGCATTATTTAATACAACCAGTATATCTAATGTGGCTATTGGATCTTCATCCCTAACAACAATTACCAATGGGCAGGGGAATACAGCAATTGGATATTGGAGCGGAAGATTTGCTGGTGGGGCGTCAACTAAAAATGTGTATATAGGATATAGCGCAGGTCCTACTACAACTACCACAGAGTCAAATAAGTTATACATAGCTAATTCGCCGGGCAACCCATTAATTGGAGGAGATTTTCAAACAGGATTAGTAAATATAACTAGCGTATTAAAACTTACTCCATTAGCATCATTTCCATTTACAGGTGGATTAGAGCAAGAAGGTATGATAGCTGTAGTTGGAACAACAACTAAACATATATATTGCTATTTAAATGGCGGATGGCAGCAATTAGACTAATGAGCAATAAAGAATTTATAGACAAGTATTTTGGTAAAGCAATAAGTAAGACCTTTTTTGTTTTTTTAATTGCTACTGCTTCGTTATATTTTGATAAAATAAACGGAACACAATGGATAACTATTGCTACGGTATATATAGGTAGTACAAAGATAACAGAAACTATGCTGAAACTTAAAGAGAAAATTTAACATGGAACACCACAACTATCCTTTTTTATCTATATTTTTTGGAGCAGGTCTATCCGTAAGCGGATATTTAGCAGAACACGCAACTACAATAAACACAATGGAGGAACTACTTAAAGTGATCATATTTGGTATAATAGGGGGTGCCTTTGGGTATTTAGGGCGTTACCTAGCTATGCGTGTGCATCACAAATTTAAAAAATAAATATGACTACATCTAATATAATTAAAAAGTACGGAATGCCTAACGAGACTGGAGAAGGTTATTTAACTAGAATAACCTTACCATATCCTATGCGAATTGCTTGGGATCCTGCTCATACGGTTTCTACAATGGTATGTCATAGATTAGTTGCTGACAAATTTGTAGCAGTATTTAATGATCTATTGTCACACTATGGCATGGCTAAATTAAAAGAATTGGGCATTGATCTATTTGGCGGTTGTTTTAATTTTAGAAAAATGAGAGGCGGAACTGAATGGTCAACTCATTCTTGGGGAATAGCTATAGACTTAGATCCATCAAGGAACAAATTAAGAGAAACATCGAAGACTGCAAGATTTGCAAGGCCTGAATACAAACCAATGATTGATATATTTTATAAACATGGGTTTATATCGTTAGGACGAGAAAAAAATTACGATTGGATGCACTTTCAAATAAAAGAATAATGAAGAAACTTATAATATTATTATTAGTAATATTTACATCTTGCGGAGCTCGTAAAGTTGATATAAGTAAAACAGAAGTAAAAAAGGATAGTATAGTTGAAACTAAAGCTATAGTTGAAAAAGTAGAAATAAAACAAAAGACTGATTCAACAAATATAATTACAGAAGTTAATACCGATGAGATTTGTATTGAACCTTTGAATTCTACAAAAGAAATGGTTGTAGATGGGAAGATATACAAAAACGTAGTTTTAAAGATAAAAAAAAATAAGGTTAATACTACATATAGAAATAACAAAACAGAGTCTAATATTAAGCATACGGACTCCGTAGGCGCGTCTAGGACATCTGTAAAAGAAAACACTGTAACTAAAGCAAAAAAAATAGATAAAAAAACAAACTATTGGTGGTTGCTTTGGTTATTATTATTAATTTTAATATTATATTTATTATGGCGAAACAAACGGCGGATACTAAGCTTGCTGTAAAAAACATTTCAAGACCTGGCGTGCATGCAAAAACAAAAACATCAACTTCAAAATTGTCTAAGCTTTACAAAAAAGCATATAGAGGGCAAGGTAGGTAAAAACACCTAAAAATAAGTAATATATACAATATATAATCAAATATAATCAAATTAAATTATGTCAGACGCAATCGTTAAAAACCTAAGCTTTGGTAAAGAAGCTAGTGAAAAAGTATTTGCAGGAATAGAAAAATTAACACGAGCTGTTAGTTCTACTCTTGGAGCAAGTGGTAAATGTGTTTTATTAGAGGACTCTAGTGGAAAACCAGTAATTACAAAAGACGGTGTATCAGTTGCTGATTCAATTATTTTGTTGGATCCTATTGAAAATATGGGTGCTACATTATTAAAAGAAGCTGCTAGAAAAACCGTTAGAGAAGCTGGCGACGGAACTACTACTGCTACTGTATTGGCTCATTCTATATTAAGTGAGGCATACAAATCAAAAGACCCGCATTCTAGAAAAGTAAAAGAAGGTATCGAGATCATGTGTAACAAGGTCGTTGAATACCTTGAGGAAAACAAAATAGAAGTGGAAGGCGACATGATTGACCAAGTTGCAACTATATCTACAAACAATGATCCTGTACTAGGTAAATTAGTGGGAGATGCTTTTAGATCAGTCGGGAATACCGGTGTTGTTATGATGGAAACGTCAGCAGATGCGGAATCTAACTTACAAATTGTTGAAGGGGTACAATGTAATATGGGCTTAACAAATTCTCATTTTATAACAAACCATAAAAACAAAACAGCAGAACTTGATAACCCTTTAGTACTATTAGTAGAAACACCAATAGAAAACATTAGGCAAGTTCAATCAGTGCTAGAATATATTATAAAAAACAATAAATCATTATTAATTGTTGCGGATATGGAACAAATTCCATTAGCAACATTAGCGATGAACAAGTCAAAAGGTAATTTAAAAATAAATGTTATTAATGCACCTACTTTTGGTATTAATAGAAAAGAAATTTTTGATGATTTGGCTTTATTAACTGGAGCAACTTTAATAAACGAAGATCTAGGTGATGACTTAGATTTAATCCAACCTGAAATGTTGGGTACTTGTGTAAAAAGTATAACTAACCACGAAGAAACGGTAATACACGTAGGTGAGCCATCTGAAGAGGTTATGGGAATTGTAGATAATATTAAAAAATCATTATTAGAAAACAATCCGGCCGGAACAGTTATTAAATTAGAAAAAAGATTAGCAAGACTAACAGCTAAAATAGCAATAGTAAAAGTTGGTGCTAATTCAGAAATAGAATTAAAAGAAAAAGCAGACAGAATAGAAGATGCAATTTGTGCGACGAAAGCTGCTATTAAAGAAGGTATTGTTTCTGGAGGGGGTATTGCATTATTAAACGCTTCTCACAATATAGAAGCTTTTGGGGAGGAACAAGTGATATTACTAGACGCTATTAGAGCACCGTTTAAATTAATTTTAGACAACGCCGGTATAGAGCACGCCCCTTTAGAATCCATATCTAAAAAAGGTTACGGATTAAATGTAATAACTGGTGAAACCGTAAATATGGTTGAAGCTGGTATTATTGATCCATTATTAGTTACAAAAAGCGCATTAAGAAATGCAGTATCTGTAGCGACCACTATATTATCAACTGATTGTGTAATTAATAACTTAAGAGCATAATGAGAGCGATTGGAAAATGTTTGATAATAGAAAAAATAAAAGAAGGCACCACAAAAACTAAAGGCGGGTTAATGCTCGCTGAGAGCCAAAGAGAAGACATTAGATATATTAGAGCTAAGGTTCTTAAAATCGGCGATGAGGTTGTTGGTGTTAAAGAAAATGATGAAATATTCTATGACAGACACGCTGGTCATAAAATAGAAGTAGATAAAGAAACTTATCAGGTAATTAGACTAGGAGACGTAGTTGTTGTATTATAATGAGATTAGAGCCTAAAGACATAAAAGAAATTGGGTTATTAAAACATTACAGGATAATAAGACGTTGGGCCTGTAGAAATAACAATTTAACAGATGCAGACTTAGAGTTATTGATCTACTTTGATTGCATGGATTTTTTTACAAAACAGGATTATAAAATAGGTACATACGCGTATAGTTGGGACAATAAACGCTGGAACAATTTATTAAAAGAAGGGTGGATAGTAGTGTGGAGGAATAGAAACCATACAACCCAAAGATACAATATATATAAAGTTTCATTTAAGTGTAAACAACTAATAAGTAAAATGTACCGTATAATGCTGGGTAAAGATGATTTGCCAACTAGTGAGCACCGTAACGTTATTATGAAAGGTAAAACCTATATGGATAATGTTATGATCACAGCGATAGAGCATGTAAATAACGATAAAACAAGAAATAACTATGATGAACTATAATTCAATTCCAACAAATTCGGAGGTTCCTGGAATGGCTGGTCAAATTACGCCAATCCCACAGCCTTCAATTATGCCTGGACAACAAACACCGATTAGCCCAAAAGCATTATCAAATCAAGGAACAATAAACGCTATGTTTGGGCAAGCTGTACCCGGAACTTATACTAGAAATGTGATGGGTAGTCCTTTAATGCAATCTGCTGCGGATGGCAGAATGACAAGTCAAGGATATATGCCGGGCGTTAATCCGACAGATATGTCTAATCAACCAACTCTTAATGCATTACAAGCAAGTACAGGAATGCCTGTACCGCCTCCAGCTGGCGTGCAGCAACCGATTACACCATTTTATGATCTTTCAAACCAATAATTATGAATATAAACGCAAAATTACACCCAGTAACTTCTTTTGATAAAGAGGCTAAAATGTCAGGAGTTGGAGCAAATGCTCTTTGGGACGGTCCATTTGACACAACAGGTTATCCGAAGGGTAAAGGTTCGAGCTCTGGAAAGAATGGAATCAAGTTAAGATTTGATCAACCAACATACACTCCTGGTCCTATTACACAAAAAGCTAAAGGTAGATTTTAGTATTATGTCATTAAAATTAATTAAAAACAACACTAGTTCTCCTTTCCATTTACAAAGGAGTATCGTTCCTCAAGGTGACGAAGACGGAGCCTATGCTAGAGGCGGGTTTAATCCTGACGCTTTATATAACCTTGACGCGGCAAATGCAGCCGTTAAGAGTATAGGCACAACTGTAGGCGCGGCTTTATCTTCAAGAAGCAAGAAAGAAGATGCAAAAGTTGAGAAGAATACTGATAAAGGCTTAGAAGACTTTAAAAAAATAACAAGTGCAGCTGATAAAAAAGATAAAGAACAAAAAAGCAAAGATCAAGAAACTCGCTTACAAAATATAGCTGATGACTTTGATGCTATGGAAACCTCTGATGCTTTTAATCAGTCATATAAAAAATACTCTAGAAGAGGAATATAAATAACAAAAACAAAAACAATAAACAACTAAAACTAAAACTAAACACGATGGTAAAATTTATCTCAATCCCTAATTCATTAAGCACTTCAGCTCCATTTCTTTTTAATGTAGCAAATATTTTAGGAGTGGTTTACTTAAACGCTTCAACTTTTGCAATCTACGCAGGGGGAAAAACTTATACTTTTACGGTAGGGGGCGCTCCTACGGCTGCTCTTGTAGCCCAATTAGTAAACAACGTTAACAAGGCTATTTTAAATCCTGCAGGGCCTACAGTAATTACTGTTGAAATTCCAGCGGGAGTATCAGTAGCAGCGCCGGTAGCATCCTAATTATTAATTTAGATTCCCTATAGATTTACATTTATAGGGAATTTAATAATACCATAAATATGGCAACTAAAAAAATTGTAGAGAAAAAAACAGGCGAAAAATATGCGTCTAAAGCAGCTATGGCTAAACACGAAAAAAAAGAACCAAAGACTGAGCAAATGAAAGAATACGGAAAAGTAAAACGTTCTCCAATGAAGATGAGCGTATCTAAAAAAACCGCTTATGATATTAAAGAAGCTAGCAATCAAAAGTTAAAACCAGGTGCTAGAAAACATTATGCTGAAAACGCACAGGCGGCTATGAAAAACAAGAAAGCTTCAGCTGTTAAAATGAAAAAATGCTAATATGAAACCGACTGGCTTAGGCGACACTATAAAGAATATAACTTCTTTTACGGGTATCGACAAAGTAGTTGATAAAATATCTGATGTTACGGGCGTTCCCTGTGGATGTTCAGAGCGTCAAGAAGCATTAAATGACCCCAATTTGTTAATAAATAAAATGTTCTATAGAGATGGCATTCATAATGAAAGGAGCTCCGTACAACACGGATCACACACCAGTATATAGTGTAGACATGGATGACAATATTTTGGGGATGGCTCAGAATAACGGAACTATTCTTGTAAATAAAAATGTTTCTCCATTGGAGTTAGCAAAAAATAAAACTATAGAGCATGAGAAAGTCCATATAGATCAAATGAAACGAGGTGATTTGGACTATACGGATACTCATGTGATATGGAAAGGTAAAAAATATTCTCGTTCTAAAATGAAAGAAGGCTCGAAAAAACTACCTTGGGAAGCAGAAGCTTATAAAAAACAGTAAACTCGCGTAATAATAATATTATATAAATCTAATATTATTACTATGAAAAAACTTATTTTAATTTTACTGCTTACAGTTTCATTTTCATTTGGACAAACAAAAGTTTCAGACTTTGAAGGATTTTGGAAGCCAACAAGTAATACTTATGTAAATGTATCTTTTTGGTTAGATAAAAACAATAATATTCAAACAGAAAAATATGATACCAGAGATGGGGAAGTATTAAGCGTTTTGTCTATTAAAAATTCAGGAGAAGAACTAACTGTTGAAACACTTTGTGAATCAACAAAATGGTATTCTGTATCAGTATATTCAATTGATAAATATACAAAAATGTTAAAATGTTCCACAACAAATATTCTTGGAACATATGAATCATATTACGAAAAAACAATTAAACAATAAAAAACATGGCTTATATTCAAAAACCAGGAAGAGGTAATAGTCCAAAAACAGGAAATGGTTTACCAAGTGCTTTTAAACAAATGGACGGCGGAGGAGAAGAAAAACCCGAAATTGTAACTAAAGCATCTGAAAAGATACATAAAGAATTAAATGCTAATCCTGTGGAAAAAGCAAAAGAATTCCAAACCACGTATGATCCAGAAGCTGGATTTAAGGGAAAAGCTTCAAACATTAAAAACGTTATAGCAGGAGATTATATTCATAGATTACAAGGCGGTAAAACGGTAGCTAGCGTTAAAAAAAATACAAAAGACGCGAAAAACTTTATTAGAGAAACAGAAAAACAAATAGCAGATCAAGACTTTAGGAGAGCTAACAAAGCTAGCTATCTTAATGATCGTAAAGCTTCTGCTAATATGAATTATAATAAATAGATTATGGGACAATTTGGTAATCAACCGGATTTTGGAACACAAGCTTTAACTATTGTACCACAAGGAGACGCTATAACGGAATTTGGAGGAGTACTTATTAATCCTCCTTGCGCTTTGTATGTTGGAACCGGGGGTGATATATTAGCAACCGTAGTTAGTGGAGATGAGGGCAGCCCTTATGGGTCACAGGCAACTTTGTTTAAAGGAGTGCCAACTGGAACTTTTATGCCCGTAATGATTTCATACTTATGGGATACAGCCGGAGGCGATCCTGTTACGACAGCATCTGATATAGTAGGATTAAGATAATGGGATGGGGAGCAGGAATGGGTATTGGCTGGGCAACTACTCCGAATGGAGGAGTTACACCTCAATTAACCGCAGTTATACAAAATAGTCCAGATTTAACACTTAATGGAGATTATACAATTATGTGGTGGGGTGGGGCAATAAATCCAAACCCAGTAGATAATGTTAATGTATTTTTCTCATGCGGAACAGATCTAAGAACGCATAGCGCTTATTTGCTAAATGCAGGTAGTGTAGGTTCCCCTAGTTACATATTTAGATATTATATAGACTCTACCCTGTGCGTCCAAGTAGCCGTTCCTGGAGTAGTTTCTCAGAGTTGGAATTTTTACTGTATAGAAAGAATAGGACCTAAAATAAGTTTTGCTTTCAATGGTCAATGGGTATCTAACTTTACCTTTAACGCTGATCCGGTCAGTAATTTTGGCAACCCATTATTTATTGGATCTAGGGATACTGGTGGAATTTTATTAGGAGAAATTACAAATTTTGAATGGAGTAATGTGGGTAGATTTAGCACGGCTTCTAGTTTCACATTACCAGTTGAAAATTTTATACCTGATGTTGATACCATACTTTTAGTCGGGCAAGGGTTAAGTCTTTCCCAATTAAAAACAGATTTATCCGGTAATGGAAACAATGTAACAACGGGTAATTATTGTAGTTACGTAGAGGACGATCCTTGGGGAGACAGTTCAACAGGTTCATTCCTTTTTCAATAATAAAATAATATAAAATGACAACAGAAGAAATAGCAGGAAAGTTAGCTTTCTTTCACGAACAAATCCATATGATACATTGGCAAACTAGAAGTTTTGCCGAGCATAAAGCTACAGGATCATTCTATGAATTTCTACAAGACTTTAAAGATGATGTGGTGGAAAAATTAATGGGATATACCGGTAAAAGAATTCAATCAATGAAAATTGAATTAATTGGAAATAAAGCAGACGCTATGGATGTTGCTGATAGAGTGATGCAATTCTCGAAAGACTTAGAAACATTTGGTGAATCTAAAGGATACGGGGACATATGCAATATGGCTCAAGCACTATCGGGAGAAACGGCAAAATTAAAATACCTTTTAACATTATCATAATAACAATTAACAATTAAATTAAATAAAATGGAAGTAGTAAAACAAATCACACCAGAACAATTACAAACAATTACAAGTCAACAAAAAGATCTTAACACATTGCTTACAAACATAGGTATTGTAGAATCACAAAAGCATGGATTTTTACACCAGTTAAGAGATCTTAATGAAGCCATCGAGACATTTAAAAATGAGTTACAAGCGCAATATGGTGCAGTAAACATTAACTTAGAAGATGGTTCATACACTGAAATCAAAGAGGAAGAAAAGGAATAATGGACGTTATTATTAGAAAAATTAGTATTGGTACTGATTATAAAAATGAAGCAATGCATTATTCAGTTGGACAACAAGTATACGGCGGTCATGAGATTGCCTGTATACTTGAAAACAACGATAGTTCTTGTATGATTTATATAAAAAAATTAGACGAGGTAATGCCGTGGAAGAAATTTAATTCTAATATGGCCATTGCATTGGAATATGATTTAGAATATTAATGAATAGTGTATTTAGCTTTATTGTAAAACCTGTTGGAGAAAGATACGATAATAAAGTAAATATTGATGGTAAAGAACTAATAGTAAATACCAGAATAGAAAGCTTTAAATCCGTGAACAATCTAGCAGAAGTCATTGCCGTACCATTGGCATATAAGACGAGTATTAAAGAAGGTGATTTAATAATAATACATCATAATGTATTTAGAAGATTCTACAACATGAAAGGTCTTCAAAAAGACAGCAGATCCTTCTTTAAAGATAATTTATATTTTTGTGATATAGATCAAATATATTTATACAAAAGTAATAAAGAAGATAAATGGCAGGCATTTGGAGACAGGTGTTTTATTAAGCCGTTAAATAATACAGACCATTTAAGCTTAAAAAAAGAAAGAAGCCTTATTGGTATATTAAAATATGGAAATAGCTCTTTAAACAAGCTTAAAATAGACGAGGGAGACCTTGTTGGATATACTCCTGATGGAGAATTTGAGTTTGTTATTGATGGGCAATTATTATATTGTATGAAATCTAATGATATTGTAATTAAATATGAATATAAAGGAGACGAAACTGAATATAATCCAAGCTGGACACAAAGCAGTATTGGAGTTGATCAAAGTAGCTGAAGAAGCAATCCTAGATAATGGAGAAGATGATTTAGCGGCGGACAAATTAAAGAATGCGGCAGCCACAAAAAAACTTGCAATATTCGATGCATTTGAAATCCTTACAAGAATTGAACTCGAAGAAAGAATATTAAACGACGAGGAAACAGCAAAAGAGAGTACTGCTAAAGTATTTAAAGGTTTTGCAGAAGGGAGATCAAAATAATGTATGAACAAAGTTTATATAGAGTCGTCCCTAATTACATTAAGCAAAGCGTAATAAAGCAAAACAATCGTAATAAAAAATGGACCTATGGGTATAATAAAGACCATGATGTGGTTGTTATTAGTAAGACTGGAAAGATTGGTGAAATCATTGAGATCCAAAATTTAAAGATTGCTTTGCCACTGGCCGAAGAGGTATATTCTAGATCTAGTAAAAAAGAGGAGCAATATTGGGAAAAGATAGAGTACCCTAAAGAACTGGACAAAATAAAAAATGTATTTGACTGGAATAAATATCCTGATCATTTTAAAGAACAGTGGTACGATTATGTAGATGCTGAATTTAAATACAGGGAGGAAGGAATTTTCTTTAATAACAATGGCATTCCCACTTATATGACCGGATCCCACTATATGTACTTGCAATGGAGCAAGATAGACGTTGGTGCGCCAGACTTTAGGGAATCAAATAGATTGTTTTTTATATTTTGGGAAGCTTGTAAAGCAGATACAAGATGCTACGGAATGTGCTATTTAAAGAATAGACGTTCTGGATTTTCATTTATGTCATCTGCAGAATTAGTAAATCAAGCAACTATATCAAGTGACTCAAGATTTGGCATACTTTCAAAATCAGGAGCTGATGCTAAAACAATGTTTACAGATAAAGTAGTTCCGATTTCTATTAACTATCCTTTCTTTTTCAAACCAATCCAAGACGGTATGGACCGTCCAAAAACCGAATTAGCTTATCGTATACCTGCTTCTAAATTTACAAGAAGAAAGCTAGATAGTAATGAAACGGTAATTGAATTAGAGGGATTAGACACTACAATCGACTGGAAAAATACCGGAGATAACTCTTATGATGGAGAGAAGTTAAAATTACTTGTCCATGATGAAAGTGGTAAATGGTTGAAACCAGACAATATATTAAATAACTGGCGTGTTACTAAAACGTGTTTACGTTTAGGTAGCCGGATTATTGGTAAGTGTATGATGGGATCAACATCAAATGCTTTAGATAAAGGAGGAGACAATTTTAAAAAATTATATTATGATTCCGACGTCACGAAAAGAAACCGCAATGGACAGACTAGCTCAGGATTATATAGTTTGTTCATACCTATGGAATGGTCGTACGAAGGATTCATTGATTCTCATGGCCTACCTGTATTCGACACTCCAAAAGCCCCGATAAAAGGAGTAGATGGAAACTGGATTGAATACGGTGTTATCGAGCACTGGCAAAATGAGGTTGATGGATTAAAGAGCGATCAAGATGGTTTAAATGAATACTACCGTCAGTTCCCTAGAACAGAGCAACACGCATTTAGAGACGAGGCAAAACAATCCTTGTTTAATCTTACTAAAATATACGAGCAAATAGATTACAATGATGATCTTAGAAATTCAAATGTTTTAACAAGAGGTAGTTTTCAATGGGAAAACGGTAGACAAGACTCTCAAGTAGTTTTTTATCCGCATAAGGATGGAAGATTTTTAATTTCTTGGGTTCCACCTAAACATCTCCAAAACCATGTAATTATAAAGAATGGACTTAAATATCCAGGAAATGAACACTGTGGAGCTTTTGGATGTGATAGTTACGATATATCGGGGACTGTAGATATAAGCAGAGGATCTAACGGGGCGCTTCATGGATTAACGAAATTCTCAATGGAGGATGTTCCACCTAATCAATTCTTTCTAGAATATATTGCAAGACCTCAAACAGCAGAGATATTCTTTGAGGATGTATTAATGGCATTAGTATTTTATGGCATGCCAATACTTGCGGAGAACAATAAACCAAGACTTTTATATTATTTAAAAAGAAGAGGTTATAGAGGTTATTCAATGAATAGACCCGATAAAGTTTGGAACAAATTATCACCAGCAGAAAAAGAAATTGGTGGAATACCAAACTCCTCACAAGATATAATGCAAGCACACGCTTCGGCTATTGAAACGTATATAGAGAACCATGTAGGTTTTAATGATGAAACTTATGGAAATATGTATTTTCAGAAAACGTTAGAAGACTGGGCAAGATTTAACATAAATAATAGAACAAAGCATGATGCTTCTATTAGTTCAGGGTTAGCAATAATGGCATGTAATAAACATTTGTATGTACCTACTACTCCATATGAAAAACCAAAATTTGAGTTAGGATTTAAAAAATATGATAATACAGGTTCTTTATCAAAAATACAAAAATAGATGAATATATACACAAATACAAACAGTGCATTTCCAAGTCAGGTAGTACCTGATTCAGTTAAAGCATCTGAGGAATATGGGTTACAAGTATCACGTGCTATAGAACAAGAATGGTTTGACCAAGGAAGAACCACACAAAATAGGTATTTAACAAATTGGAATAACTTCCATCAGTTAAGATTATATGCTAGAGGTGAACAGTCAGTACAGAAATACAAAGATGAGTTAGCCGTAAACGGTGATATTTCTTATTTAAATTTAGATTGGAAACCGGTACCTGTAGTTTCAAAATTTGTGGACATTGTTGTAAATGGGATGTCGCAAAAAGGGTATGACATAAAAGCGTATGCTCAAGACCCAGAATCTGTAAAAGAAAAAACAAACTACGCTCAAGCCATCTTAAGAGATATGTACTCTAAAGATCTAGTGCAAAAAGCTAATGCTTTAACCGGTTTAGACTTTGCTAGCTCTACATTAGCGGCTAATGAATTACCAGAAACAAAAGAAGAATTAGAGCTACATATGCAACTATCTTATAAGCAGTCCGTTGAGATTGCTGAAGAAGAAGCCATTAATACTATATTAGCGCAAAACAAATGGGACTTAGTAAGACGTAGATTGAATTACGACTTAACTGTGTTGGGAATTGCTTGCGTAAAAACTAATTTTAATGTAAGCGAAGGAATTAAAACAGAATACGTTGATCCAGCTTATCTGGTTTATTCTTACACAGAGGATCCTAACTTTGAAGATATATATTATGTTGGAGAAGTAAAAGCTGTAACCATACCGGAATTAAAAGTACAATTTCCTCATATTTCGGAAGAAGAATTATACAAAATCCAACAAATGCCTGGCAATAGACAGTATATAACTGGCTGGGGAAATTATGACGAGAATACTGTTCAGATTTTATATTTTGAATATAAAACATATATGAACCAAGTATTCAAAATAAAATATGGTGAAAACGGGTTAGAAAAAGTTATTGAAAAAACAGATGATTTTAATCCGCCACCAAGTGATAAATTTGACAAGGTGTCAAGAACAATAGAAGTTTTATATACTGGAGCAAAAGTATTAGGTACTAATACAATGCTAGAGTGGAAGCTTTCTGAAAATATGTCTCGTCCTCATGGCAATATGACTAAGGTGGAGATGAATTATGTCATTACAGCTCCTAGAATGTATAAAGGACGAATTGATTCTATTGTTAATAGAATTACAGGGTTTGCTGATATGATTCAATTGACTCATTTAAAGTTACAACAAGTAATGTCTAAGATGATACCTGATGGTGTATTCGTAGACGTTGATGGTTTAGCTGAAGTCGATTTAGGTAATGGTACAAATTATAATGCCGCAGAAGCATTAAATATGTATTTCCAAACCGGTAGTATTGTAGGTAGATCTATGTCTCAAGATGGTGGAATGAACCAAGGTAAAATTCCTATTCAAGAATTAACAAGCTCATCTGGTCAAGCAAAAATTGCTTCGCTTATTCAAACATACCAATATTATTTACAACTTATACGGGACGTAACCGGTCTTAATGAGGCAAGAGACGGAAGTATGCCAGAACAAGATACATTAGTAGGATTGCAAAAGATGGCTGCTAACGCATCAAATACGGCAACAAAGCACATATTACAAGCGAGTTTGTTTTTAACTCTTAGAGCTTGCGAAAACATCTCTTTAAGAATTGCTGATTGCCTTGATTACCCGTTACTTGCGAAAGTAATGGAAGATAGTATTACAACATATAATGTTACTACCTTAAAAGAAATAAAGAATTTAAACCTATACGAGTTTGGAATTTTTTTAGATTTAGAACCAGATGAAGAGGAAAAAGCTTTATTAGAACAAAATATACAAGTTGCTTTACAGACTGGAGGAATTGATTTAGATGATGCGATTGATATTCGTCAAATTAGAAACTTAAAGCTCGCAAATCAAACTTTAAAGTACAGAAAGAAAAAGAAATTAAAAGCTGAACAGGACGCTCAGATGGCTAACATTCAAGCCCAAGCTCAAGCTAATCAAGAAACTGCAGAAAAAGCAGCATACTTTGAAGTTCAAAAACAACAAGCTTTAACGCAAGAAACTGTTAACATTGAACAAGCAAAGTCTCAATTTGAGATCCAAAGATTGCAAATGGAAGCAGAGCTTAAAAAACAATTAATGCAAATGCAATTTCAATTTGATATGCAATTAGCTCAATTGAAAGAACAGGTTATTAATAAAAATGCGCAAGAAGCTGAAGATAGAAAAGATAATAGAACAAAAATTCAAGCTACTCAGCAATCAGCATTAATTGACCAAAGAAAAAACAATACTATGCCTCAGGATTTTGAAACCTCAAATCAAGATATTATGGGAGACTTTAATAAAATGCTAGGCGAGTAAAATAGATTAACCAATTTTATATTATTATATCATGTCAGAACAAATTAAACAAGAGGGAGACTTTAAAATCCAAAAACCTAAAAGACCAAAAAGCTTAAATGCAGAGGCAAAAGTAACAAAAGTAGATTTATCTGCAAAGAAAGAAGCAGAGGAACCAGTAAAAGTAGTAATCCCTAAACCGCAAGAAGATGCCATTCAAGAGCAAAGAACAGAGGAAAGCGTGTTACGCGCAGAACAACCCGAATTGGGATTGTCAGAAATGGGACAAGGAAACGAAGGGTCCTTTGAAAATGTTATTCAAGAGATTACAGAACAAGAAGTTAAGCAAGAAGTAAAAGAAGTTGTCCAAGAACTTAAAGAACATATAACAGAACAAGCCAATACAGGGAAACCATTACCTGAAAATATAGAGAAACTAGTTTCATTTATGGAGGAGACAGGAGGAACTGTGGAGGATTATGTTCGTTTGAATGCTGATTATTCATCTATTAATAATGAGGCATTGTTAAAAGAATATTATAAAAAATCAAGACCGCATTTGGATGCCGAAGAAATACAATTTCTTATGGAGGATGAATTTAGTTACGATGAAGACGAAGATGATGAGCGAGACATCAGAAAGAAAAAACTCGCATTTAAAGAAGAGGTTGCAAAAGCAAAAAACTTCCTTGAAGATCTTAAAATGAAATACTACGACGAAATCAAGTTGAGGCCGAGCGTATCAAGAGATCAACAAGAAGCTTATGATTTTTTCAATCGTTACAAAAAAAATGAAGAGCAGACTAAAAATCAACATGAGCGATTCAAACAAACAACTAAAAATTTATTTTCCCAAGATTTCAAAGGTTTTGAATATAGTTTAGGAGAAAAAAAATTTAGATATGGTGTACAGAATCCAGACCAAGTTGCAGAAAAACAATCTGACATTAGCAATTTTATAGGGAAGTTCCTTGACCAAGATGGAAATATTGCTGATGCACAAGGTTACCACAAAGCCCTTTATTCCGCTATGAATGCCGATAAAATAGCACAGCACTTTTACGAACAAGGAAAAGCTGATGCAGTTAAAGAGGTGATTAATAATTCTAAAAATCCAAGTACAGGTCAACCTAGACAGGCTCCTGGTGATGTATTTGTAAATGGATTAAAAGTTAAAGCAATTAGCGGATTTGATTCTTCTAAATTAAGAATACAAACTAAGAAATTTTAACAATTAAAAACACACAATTATGTCAAACATGATTAACTCCCTTACGGGAACTCAGTACGGTTCAATTAAACCGTCTCAAAAACAACAAGCGTTAGAAACTAACTATTTAAATTTTACTACTACAGGTAGTGATGCTAACAACTTTGCTCAACAATATTTACCAGAGATCTATGAAGCTGAAGTAGAGCGTTATGGAAATAGAACACTTTCTGGATTTTTAAGAATGGTTGGAGCTGAAATGCCAATGTCTTCTGATCAAATCGTTTGGTCTGAACAAAACAGATTACATATTGCTTATAACAATGTAACTTCTGCTACTTCTACAACTTTAACTTTCCAATGTAACTCAACTCCTGGTCCAAACTTTGTAGCAAACGTTGTTTCTCCTGGTCAAACTTTAGTAGTTATGAGCCCTACAACAGGAAAAGAACTTAAAGTTTTAGTAACTGATTCTGTTACAGGGGCTTATACTAGTGGACTTGCTACAGCTACTTTAACTGTTGCTACTTATACTCAAGCTAACCTTTATACTGGATCTGTATTCTCTGCTGCAGATACAAACCTTAAAATCTTTGTTTATGGTTCTGAGTGGAAAAAAGGAACTGGAGATGCTGCAATTAATTCAGTAACTCCATCATTCTCTCAATTTAGTAATTCTCCTATTATCATTAAAGAAAAATATCAAATCTCTGGGTCTGATACCGCTCAAATTGGATGGGTTGAAGTTGCTACAGAAGAGGGTACTTCTGGATACTTATGGTATTTAAAAGCAGAATCTGAAACAAGATTACGTTTTGAAGATTATTTAGAGATGGCAATGATTGAAGCTGAGCCAGTAGCGGCGGGATCCGGTGTGGCTGGAGTTACAACATTCAACGGTGTTGCAGTTACTCCTGGTAGTGCTTATAATGGATCTCAAGGTCTTTTCTCTGCAATTAAACAAAGAGGTAATATTGTAAATAACTTTACAGCTGCTTCTGGATTAAATGATTTTGACTCTATCTTAAAAGGATTAGATACTCAAGGAGCTATTGAAGAAAACATGTTCTTCTTAAACAGAGCTACCTCATTAGATTTTGATGATATGTTAGCTTCTTTATCTGCTGGCGCTGCTGGTGGTGTTGCTTACGGGTTATTTGAAAACTCTGAGCAAATGGCTTTAAACTTAGGTTTCTCTGGATTTAGAAGAGGATCTTACGATTTCTATAAAACTGATTGGAAATACTTAAATGACGCTTCTACTCGTGGAGGTATGGCTAACACTTCTATTGATGGTGTTCTTATCCCTGCTGGTACAACTACTGTTTATGATCAACAATTAGGAACAAACATCCGTCGTCCATTCTTACACGTTCGTTATAGAGCTAACCAAGCTGATGACAGACGTATGAAAACTTGGATCACTGGATCTGTTGGAGGAGCTTACACATCTGATTTAGATGCAATGCAGGTTCACTTCTTATCAGAAAGATGTTTAGTGACTCAAGCTGCTAACAATTTCGTATTGTTTACAGCAACTGTATAATACCTAGTAGTAATTACCCTCACTGAACTGGTGGGGGTAGTTATTACCTTTATTAAAAATTATTAAATTATATTATATTATGGCAACAAGACCAAACACAAAAGCAAAAGAAATTTTAGTTGACGAAGAGATCGCAACACAAGAATATACCGAAGTGGTTGAAAAAGTAACACCGGTAAAAAAAGCACCACAAAAACCAGAGTGGGTTATTAAGGATAGAACTTATATTATATCTGATGGTAATACACCACTAACTTATACCTTGCAGGGAAAACATACTTTAAGATATCCTTTATTATGGTTTAATAAAGAAACTGGAAATCAAGAAGAATTAAGATATGCTACAAATCAAAACTCGCCATTAGTTTCTGAACAAAAAGGGCAAGTTACTTTGGGGCATATTGTATTTGAAAATGGTGTATTGCATGTTTCCAGAGAAAAGCAGAATTTGCAAAAATTATTATCTTTATACCATCCTGATTTAGGAAAAAAATATTTGGAGTTTGATGAGGTAATAGAGGCTGAAGATGATTTAGATTACCTAGAGGTTGAAATGGAAGCATTAAATGCAGCCTTTGCAATGGACATCGATGACGCAGAAGCAATAGTGAGAGTAGAAGTAGGTTCTAGAGTGAATAAGATGAGTTCTAAAGAAATAAAAAGAGACTTGTTATTATTTGCTAGAAAAAATCCTTATTTATTCTTAGAATTAGCGAATGACGATAATGTACATCTTCGTAATATAGCTATCAAAGCAACAGAACAAGGTATTATAAAACTATCCCATGACAATAGAACATTTATGTGGGGAGAAAATGATAGAAAATTAATCACCATTCCTTTTGATGAAAATCCATACTCAGCTATGGCGGCGTTTTTCAAAACGGATGAAGGAATTACGGTTTTAAGATCTATAGAGAAAAAACTTAAATAATACGTAATAATAATGCTAAGGCGGTTATTGTACTTAAAACTGCAATAACCGCTTTAATATTATAATAAATATAACAAATGGTAAGTGTAAATACAGTTTATAGAACAGTTTTATTAATTCTGAATAAAGAGCAAAGAGGTTACTTGACCCCAGATGAATTTAATAAAACAGCAACTCAAGTCCAACTTGAAATTTTTAATGAATATTTTGAAGACTTGAATCAGCAACTTAGAGTTCCAGAAAATGATAACGAGTTTGCTAATCGTGTAAAAAATTTAGAAGAAAAAATTTCTCCATTTTTATCAACGTCTAATGCGCTTCCATATTCTGCTGGTAGCTTTAGTGTAGCTAATATACCAAATTTTTATAAAATTGGTACTGTAATTTACAATGAAGAGAAAGAGGTCCAATACGTTCAGCCAAATGAATTGCTTGAGCTTAATCTGTCTCCATTAACAAAACCATCTACATATTGGCCTGTTTATGACTACAGATGGCCATTAATATATGTTTACCCAAAAACGATACAATCTGGCTTAACATGCACCTATATTAGGCAACCTGCTGATCCATTATGGAATTTTACTTCATCTCCACCTAGCTATCAGTATGTATTTAATCCATCCACATATGACCCTGTGTCTAATCCTGCTGGTTCTACAAATTTTGAATTACACCCTACAGAACAAGTAAACATTATTACTAGAATATTACTTTATTCCGGAGTAATAATAAAAGACCCTCAGGTTGTACAATTAGCTGCACAGCAGGTACAATCAGAAAGTATTAATTCAAAAAGCTAATAAAGTATGCCAACACCAAATAACGGTTTAATAACCGAAACAAATAGACAATATTATGAAGGAGCACAAGGCTTTATAGCTGCGGCTGGTCAATTAGAGTTCTTGACTACATTCAATACAAATTTAATATTTGGAAATTTTAGCCCAACGTCTCCAGACTATGGGTTAAATAATTTTAAAATATATTACAGTTCTACTGGTGGACCTGGATCATTTATTGAATATACTTCACAATATAACGTTATTGATAACCTAATAATTTTTCAAACACCATTTACTCAGGGTACATATGTGGTTGTTCAATTAAAAACATCTGATGGTGGAAATTATGGAACCCATTCAAACCCTGGTAGTTACGCATATGGACTTACAACTGAAGAAAACTATGGGTCCTATGCTTATGTATCATTAAATGACATTGTTAACAACTTCATGGTTGGATATGTTGGTACAGGAAAATTAATAGGTGCTGCAAAAAGAACAGATGTAATTTTCCATGCAAAGCGCAGCCTGCAGGAGTTTAGCTATGATACATTGAAAAGTATTAAGTCTCAAGAATTAAATATTCCTCCTAGTTTAAGCGTTGTTATGCCTCAAGATTACGTTAATTACGTAAAAATGTCTTGGATCGACCATCAAGGTATTAAACATCCAATATTTCCAGCAAATAATATAACTATAAATCCATATGAATCACCATTACAAGATGCAACAGGTGTGCCAATTCAGGATAACTTTGGATCAAATATAGACGGGACATCAATAACAGAATACCGTTGGGATCACAATAATTACGAATCACTTAGTTTTGATTATAATAATTTTGTAGGAGATTGGTATAATGGGGACATGTGGGTGCAAAATGCATTCTATGGTAGAAGATATGGCATGGATACACAATACGCTAATGTGAATGGTTGGTTTACTATAAACGACAGAGAGGGCAAAATATCTTTTAGCAGTGATTTAGTTGGTAAGTTAATAGTATTAGAATATATATCTGATGGATTAGCTTATGATTTAGACTCTAGAGTGCCTAAAATGGCAGAGGAGGCTATGTATGCATATATATTGCATGCTCTTATTTCCACAAGAGCAAATCAACCAGAATATATTGTTCAAAGACTAAGGCAAGAGAAGAACGCTAAATTAAGAAATGCTAAAATTAGATTATCAAATATCAAACTAGACGAGATTATCCAAACATTAAGAGGACAATCTAAATGGATTAAACACTAATAATAATGGCAGAAATAAAAAATAGTTTTCTATCGTCTAAAATGAATCAAGATTTAGACGATAGGCTTATACCAAATGGGGAATATAGAGAAGCTTTAAATGTTTCTATTGGAAAGTCAGAGAATAGCGATATAGGTACTCTACAGAACATCCTTGGAAATGAGATGGTAGATCCGCCTAATATTCTAACTGGCGCTGAATGTATTGGTTATTTTATGGATAATAATAATAACCGTATATTTCAGTTTATTACAACAGAAGGAAATATTGTGAACGCTCCTATTGTCCACAGAATAACCGTATATGACTTTAAGTCAAACTTATATACTATACTAGTGGAAGGCGCATTTTTAAACTTTATTAAGTCGTCTCCTATAACGGGGATTAATTTAGTTGAAAATTTACTTTTTTGGACAGATTATAATAATCAACCAAGAAAAATAAATGTTGAATCAGCTTTATCGTTTCCCGCGGATAGTACATCACCATATTATACAAGAGAAGAACAAATATCGGTAGCTAGATATGCGCCAGTTGACCCTATATCCTTAGTAAAAGTAGCAAAAACTAAAAATACTTCGGCTGTAGCGGCGCAAGTAACAATACCAGTTGCAAGTATAGCTGGGATAGAAATTGGAATGACTTTAATTGGAGGAGGGATAACCAGTAACGATTTTATAATAGTCGAAAGCATAGGCTCAAGTAGCGTTGTAGTATCAGCTACTGTAAGCATTCCTATAAATTCAGAGCTAACCTTCTTAATATCCACAATGAGCGATAAAGCTGATGATCCATTGTGGCCAGGCGATCCGTCATTCTTAAAAGCTAAATACGTTAGATTTAGCTATAGATTTAGATATGACGATGGAGAATATTCATTAATGGCTCCGTTTACCCAAATAGCATATGTTCCAAATCAAAAAGGATATTTTATTGAAGGCAATGAGGATGATGCATATCGAAGCACTGTTGTAAAATGGTTTGAAAATAATATAAACAACGCAAAACTATTAATATCATTCCCAGATATTCTTTCTAACTCTAATCAATCATATAAGATTCAAGCTGTTGATATTTTATATAAAGAGTCCGACTCTTTGACTATACAAACTGTAGAGACAATACCTTATTCTGACTTTTCAAATAATACTACAGACAATATATACATATACGATTACCAATCAAGGAAGCCATATAAAACTTTACCTACAGATCAAACGGCCAGAGTTTACGACATGGTTCCTGTGAAAGCATTAGCTCAAGAATCTATTAGTAATAGAATTGTATATGGGAATTTTTTAAAAAATCACACTGCCCCAAAATCATTAAATTATCAAGTCTCTGTAACAAGAAAACAAGATTATTCTTATAACTTTATAGAGTACCCAAATCATACCGTAAAACAAAATAGAACGTATCAGATTGGATTTGTATTATCAGATAAATATGGTAGACAATCATCAGTCATTTTGTCTTCATTAGATACTAGTAATACAAGTGCAAATGGTATTGTATATGGTGGATCAACCGTATATTCACCTTATTATAGCAGCGGAGATGCTCCAATTGTAAAAGACTGGTTTGGTAATGCAATATCGGTTTTAGTTAATAGCACTATATATCCTATTAACGCTTCGCCACAACCAGCAATTGGAGAGCCTGGGCTATATGCTCAATCTACATCAATTACAGGATTTACACTAACTGGCACAACTACAATAACAGACACAACATATGTGTTTACAGCTAATGCTGGAACTTTGCCAAATAAGAACGAATTCTTAAGAGGACAATATACTGATTATGTTGAGATTACAAATATATCACCGGATCCGTCCCCAAATCCTCCTGCTTATGGTACTCAATATACTTTGACAACATCAGGTAGGGTAAATAATATATATCTAAGAGACACAGGTAATGATCCAAATGACATTAAATATGTATATACTTTAAACCCATTAGGATGGTATTCTTATAAGGTTGTTGTTAGACAACAAGAACAAGATTATTATAATGTTTATTTACCCGGTATGCTAAACGGCTATCCAAAAGGGCAAACCTATGGGTCAGAAGTTAAATATACGGGGTCAACTGCCACTACCGAAAATGGAATAAACACTACTATTTTCCCTACAAACGAGGATGGTCGTGTTGCGCATATTGTACTAATAAACGATAATATAAATAAAATACCAAGAGATTTAGTAGAGGTTGGACCAGATCAGAAATTATATAGAAGTAGCGTTCAATTATTTGGTAGAGTTGAGAACAATTTAGTTTCGGGACCAACAATAGGTTCTACAAATCCAAATAACCAACAATATTTTCCATCTAAAAAAGCGGATACTGCAATTGCTATTGCAACATCTACAGATTTAAGTTTTTTACCAACCACTATTGATAATCCAAAAGGATCTGCTGCTTATAATTTTTATCAATTAGAAACACATCCATTAGTAGCTAGGATTTCAACAACAGATAGTATTGGGGTGATAGCTTTAGAAAATATACCAGACCCAGTTCCGCCAGATTATACTACGGATCCAAACAACATGCGACCTTACTTAAGTGTTTACGAAACAAAACCAGATTATTCTTTATTGGATTTGTTTTGGGAGACATCGACAAGCGGATTAATATCTGATTTAAATTCAGACGTTTTAACAGGATTTGAAGGAGCTGTTGGCCTTTCTGAAATAAGTTGGGTAGGATTCAAAGAGTCGGCTAATCCAAATGATTCGTCAAAATATATATCAGGTGAATTCTATCCATTGTCTTTAACGGGTGTTCCAATAAATTCTTCAGGGGCAACCCTTTCAGTGGTTAATTTAAATGGAATTAATTGCGACGCTAGTTTTGGATTAGAGGCAAATTTAGTTCCTGGAATTAGTCCCTATTATGAATACAAGATTTATATAACTACTAATTTTGTATTTTTAAATGATACAAATGCCACTAGTTTTGTATTTACATTATCATTAATACCTGAAAACGAAACTGTACCGGTTTCATATTCATTTAATGGACGGTTAGAAAATGTTGCTCCAGTGATAACCTCTCCATTTACTTGTCCTGTAGACGTTTTTTTAACTTCTTCTTCTCCGATTCCTGGGCCTATATATACGCTTACTGCAGTAAATGGGGCATATCATACTCCATTGAAAAAAGAGGAACTTAGATGGACCATATTGAATTCTGGATCGACTAGCGGGTGGCAAAATTATTTTAGTATAACTACTAATCCAACAACTAAAGCAGGTGAAATATATTTGACAAATGCCTTACCGGCCTTACCAGCAGTATTTAATTTGGTAGTACAGGTTCAAGACGCTGTTTCAACAAGTGGGAACCCCGTTACGAATTCCTCTATAAAATATAGATCTAGAGAAGCTACCTGTCAAGTTAATGTATCTTTAGGCAATATTACTTCTTGTAATGGTAGAAAATGGACTACAGCAAACTACAATAGTAGGTATTTTCAAGATGGATCGGAAATTCCACAAATAACAAATGCTACCGACTGGGCAAATGTAACTTCGGCTGCTTGGTGTTATTATAATTTTAATCCAGCAAATGAGGCTATTTACGGAAAATTATATAATGGATATGCTATAAGAGGCGAGTATGCCGGATGGAATCCTTCTCTGCCTACAAAAGTATTTACACCTGGTGGTTGGAGAATTCCATGGACTGGGGAACGCTGTAATCTTAACTGTATTTCAGGTGGTAACATGAAAATTCCAGGAACAGGTTATTGGCAAGCCCCTAATACGGGTGCTGATAATAGCAGCGGGTTTAACGCTTACCCAGGTGGATATGTGAAAGAAGACGGAACATTTGAAGGATTTGGTCAAATAGCGGCTTTTTGGACTGCAAATGACTGGGGGCCTGGCATTGTTCTGAGTTATGACAGTAATGATAAATTTAATCAAATTCCCGTTACTGGGGGTCTTAAAAATGGGTATTCAGTAAGGTTTATAGACGACTACGGTGTTGCAGACCAATGCTGGACTAGTGGGGATTATGTTAATTGCACTTTTTTAGATGTAGCGGGCAATGTAACAACAGTTACAGCTGGTGGAGCAAGCGGACCAACGTATGAAGGATATTTTAGGTCTTCTGATTGTTATTAATAAAAAATAAATAAAACAAGTAATTATAATATATGAGTGCAACAATAGAATTAAAATATTTCAATTCTTTTTGGTTAAAGAAAATGCAATCAGTTGTTGACGTGCTTCCTAGCCCAACTTCTGGAGATAACAGTTTGCTTACTGCGGTTGGCGTTGGAGTTACTTCAATAGTCTTAGCTAGTGCTCAAGCAAATACTGGACCTGGGCAAGCAATATATTACACATATCTTGGAGAATCATATACATTAATTATAAAACAAATTATTGGGGCAAATGTAACTTTAATGTTCCCTACTGAAACTACGATTGCAGCAGGGACATTATTTACGTTTGGAGATATTACTAACTTTACTTATGTGCCTGCGGCTTATGATGATTTAGGAAATGATTGGTATATCGAAGAAGCAAGAATCAGAGGAGGATACAATAATACAAGTGTAGACTTCGGAGTAAAAGCTTATATAGTTGAGGACAATAATTTTCAATTAAATAGACCAACATCCTTAATATATTCCGGTATATTTAATTCTAGAACTGGTGTAAATAATACAAACCAATTTTCTGTTGCGGAAGATATAACAAGATCTGTTGACCCGGTAAATGGTAGTATTCAAAAGCTATATGCGGAAGATACAAACCTTATAATATTCCAAGAAATGAAGGTTAGCAGAGCTTTAATAGATAAAGACGCGGTATATTCAGCAGATGGACAACCAATGACCACTTCTGGTGCTCAAGTAATTGGGCAAATACAATCTTATGCTGGGAATTATGGTATATCAAAGAATCCAGAAAGTTTTGCGGTTTATGGATATAGAAAATATTTTGTTGATAAAAATAGAAATGTAGTTTTAAGATTATCACAAGATGGTATTACAGAAATTTCATCTTATGGGATGCTTGACTTTTTTAGAGATAAATTAGGATCGGTTAGTTCGTCTGGTCGTATTATTGGTGGATGGGATATACATAATAAACAATATGTAGTTTCAATACAACCAAATGCATATTCGCCATTTGGCAGAGGAGAAAAACTACCTAATTACACCTTAGCTTTTGATGAAGACTCTTTAGGGTGGACAAGTTTCTTTAGTTATATACCAAATTATATGGACGGGCTATTAAATAATTACTATTCATTTAAATCTGGGAATATATGGAAACATTATTCTGTTAATGTAAATAGAGGAAGTTTCTACGGCACAATTTACGATTCATATGTTAAGTTCGTATTCAATGCTAACCCTTCCGCTATAAAGAATTTTAATACTATAAACTATGAAGGTACTCCTGGGTGGGAAGTGTCTTCCTTAACAACAAACACCGATACAGCTATTCCTATATTGCCTGCGACTACCTCGCAGTCTTTAGCGTCAATAGAACTTTCTTTGTTTACTAATAATTTTAAACAAAAAGAAAGCAAGTATTTTGCAAATATATTTAATAATACATCTCCTGGAAATGGAGATATAGTGTGGGGTCAGTCAATGTCCGGTATTAAAGGCATCTATGCAACCTGCACACTAAGTCTAAATAATTCGTTTTACACATACCAAGGCGAAGTATATGCTTGCTCTACGGAATATGTGGAATCATCATACTAAAATAAATATAATTAAATTAAATGGAATTAAAAGCAAGAGCATTACAAGAGACAGACTGGGAAACATTAGTAAATTGGTGGAATTCCTGGGAAGAATGGGGTGTATATCCATCCCAAGAAATGTTGCCATTAAATGGAACAGGCGGTTTAATGATAGAAGATAATGGAAATCCTATTGTTGCTGGATTTTTATACTTAACAAATTCAAAAATTGCTTGGTTAGAATGGATAATATCCGATAAAGAGTATACGGGGTCAAATAAGAAAGAAGCAATTGAACTATTAATAAAATCCCTAGAAGATGTCGCTAAAAGCACAGGAGCAGGAATGATATTTAGTGTTGCTAAAAATAAAAGTTTATTAAAAATACATGGGAGCATGGGTTACGCAATTGATGAAACTCCCTCATACGAAATTTCAAAAAAAATATAAAATATGGCAGTAGTAACAGCGTGCGTTGCTGGAGCAGCGGTAGTAGCTGGGGGTTTAGTCAATGCGAATCAAGCAAGACAGGCCGCTAGAGGCTTTGCTAATGAGGCGGAGCGAAAAGCATGGGAGATAGAACAAATAGAGGCAAATCGCCAAAAAATTCCTAATCCCTATGAAGGCGTAAAAAGTATAGCTAATACATTTAGCAATCCGTATGCAAATATGGGTGTTTCAACAAAAGCGGCTGAGATGCAAGCTGAAGAAGCTGATATATCTTTAGCTAATACTTTAGATTTATTAAAATCTACTGGAGCAAGTGCCGGTGGTGCAACAGCTTTAGCTCAGGCGGCATTGCAAAGTAAGAAAGGTGTTTCTGCTAGTATTGAACAACAAGAAGCTAAAAACGAGCAATTAAAAGCAGAAGGACAAGAAAACCTTAACCAAATGATATTGCAAGATGAACAAAGGGTTCAAGCTTTAACAGCAGAAGGCATTAAGTTTAAATATGGCGAACAAGAGTCTAGGGATATTGCTAAATTGAATAGATTGTCGGGGCAACAAGCGCAAGCAACCGCAAATGCAACATCTGCTAAAAATTCTGAAAACGCAGCTTATGGTTCCATATTCAGTGGGATTGGTAATATAGCTGGCGGTATGATTAGTGGTGGTAAAAAATAATAATTAAAAAAATAGCAAATGGGATATTATGAAAATCCTCCTATAATAAATATGAACGCTGGGTACGACAAGTTATCTCAGGGTATATTAAATATGTCTCAATCAATCGCTCAAGGTTTAATAACAGCAGGCGAAAGAAGAAGAGAAGAGGAGAAAGAAGAACGATTATCGCTTAAGAAACTTCAACAGCAAAAGAACGAAACAGATCTTTTGTACAATGACAAATTATCAAACTGGTCTGAAAAAAATAAAGTATCTAACAAAGAGGTAGATGATAAGATAAGGGGATTAATACAAACCAAAATTGCAGCTGCCGCAGATGCTAGGATTGCTCTTTTGAACGAAACTAACCCATCAAAACGATCATTGTATTTAGATACTATTAGGCAAGCAGATTCATTTATGAACAATGCTGGCAAATTTGCTCAAACATTTGCTGGGGAAACTGCTTCTTATAGAGACAACTTAAGTCCAGAAGCTTATGGCACCCCTGGTGGAATGGTTGTAAATGGTTCTCCTGATGAAATCCCGCATAGAACTATGGCTCTAGATGTCATGAGCGGTACTAGTCAAAAATATAAAAGCCATTCTATTGACATTGAAGATTTAGGTGACACATTTAAATTACGTATTAAAGCAGAGGGAGCTAATGGAGAACAATATGAGAATATAGTTGATGCTTCTTCTTATCTTGCGTCCGATGAAGGTGGCGCTGGTACATATTTACAAAAAGTAATAAACAACGACGAGTGGGTTAAAACTGCTAATAAAGTATTCTACGATGAAAAATCCGATAAAATATTGCAAAAATATTTAAAACAGGATGTAGAAAAGGTAAAACTTACTGTGTTAGATAAGTCCGGAAAAGACGTTGGCCAATACCAATTAGGAGAAGGTCAAAGGCTAGATGAAGACGGCATAAAACATGAACTTAGCAAACAAGCCGAGATTAAAGCATCCGCATTCTTAAAAGCTGGTAAAGAAGCCGACTTAAGAGCTTTTGTTAATTGCACATTAGGTAAAGACGTGCACTACTATGACGAAACCTTTAAAACTAGCCCAAATAAAAAAGAAATTTTAACAAACCTATTGGTTGAAGATGCTTGGGGTAAAGTTACCTCTAACTTACATAAAACGAAAGAAGGAGATAAAACTGTATATTGGGATAAAGATACTAAGGTAGAAGATAGAACAATATATAATTCTAACAAAGGTGGTAAAGGTGGAAAAGGTGAAGAAAGCGAAACAGCAACACAAAAAAATCAAAAAGCTTTTAATGATAGAATAAGAAATGTAATTAAAAGTAAAAAAGGAGTTGTAACTAAAGGAGGTTATACATTTGGATTGAAAAATGGTAGATGGTCGGTGTGGGACAAATATGGAGACCCTGTACCTGGAACTGAAGGGATAACTAATCCAACTGAATTGTCATCTTTTATAGGTGGAACATTACCAACATTACCTTAATATAAAATAAAAAAATATGCCTACATACATTTATAACGGAACAGAATTTTCAGAGGAAGAAGTAGCAATTAGAGCCCAAGAAAAAGACATGGACATAGATTCATATCTTAATAAATTTGGTATTGAAAGAAAAGAAGATAAAAAGCCGGGAAAGGAAAAAACCGTTGCAAAAAAGGATGCAAATGCAACGGCACCAAATATGGCATCCAAATCGGCTCCTACTTTTTCGGATTCCAAAAAGCGTAAATCGTTTTTTGATCAAGCAATAGAAACGCCTTCTTTTGAGGAATCGGCAAATAAAGCGATAAAAACTCAAAAAGAAAAGGAAAAAATTGCATATGATTTAGAAAAATCGCTAAGAAGCTCAAGGGCTGACCTAACAAGCAAGATAACAGGGCAAACTAATCCATCTACTCAAAGAAGTATAATGCTTGAAAAAGTGGATGCAGATAATTTGGCTAAGCAAAAAGAACAAGAAAAAATAGATCTTGCCAAAGGAGATATAAGGTTAAAAGAAACAACTATAAGAAACGACAAAACTTATAAAGAAGCCAGCGAGTTGCTAAACCAAGCCGCTATTTTGCCTAAGGAATTTGAGGATGAACTAAATAATGAAATAAATTCTCAAAAAGAAAGAAACGGAAAAGAATATACAGAATACCAAACGCCAGGCGGAATAGGTTATATAGGCGGGGGAGCAAATACCGAAATAAAAAAGAAATTTACAGCTTTTGAAAACGAAAGAAAGCAAGCTTTAAATGAATTTAAAAAAATAAAAAAAGTCCCTACAGAACAGGAAGTTCTTAATAGAGCAGCGGAAATATATAAACAAAATAAAGTAGAAGAAAAACTATACTCTCAAAAATGGGATGCTTTAGAAAATCTTGATGGTTATGGCGATGAGGTTAAAAAGTTTTTTATTGATTATGATATTAGTAAAAAAACAGTTGCTGATAATGATTTAGCTAAAACAAATGCACAGAAAGTTTACACTCAAAAAGCATTGGAACATTCTGTATCAACTATAGAAGATTTAAAAAAGAAATTAAAACCTGCTGGGTATGAATATAAGACACAACAGGAGATTGATGAGCAAAATGCTTTAATAGGTCAGATTAACCTTAATAAAAAAGAGATTAGTGATAATATAAAGTATTATGACAAGTTATCAAATAACGAAGCTGTTTTAGAAAATGCATCAACATCTTTAGAGAAAGATATAGAATTGCAAAAGAAAGACTGGAATTGGTGGTCAAGAACAGGTAGAAAAATATGGAACTCTTACGTTAATGAGTTTGGAGGAAGTGTAGCCGGAGCATTAGCTTATGCTGATGATTTACTAATGGATACAGTTACTAGAGGATCTTGGGATAATCGGGTTGGCAAAGATGTTGCCAGAATGAAACAAGAAAACAAGGAAGCCTACGAATCTAAAATGGCTCCTAATAGAGGTACTTTTACAAGCCCTGAGGCATTTATGGAGAATGCGGCCGATGCCGTAATTAGCCAACTACCTCAAATAATAACCATTGCATTAGCTCCCGAAGCTTACGCTCCTGAAATCGTAGGACTTGTATCTGGTGGTATTACCGGAACAGGTGCTAAGTATACTGAGATGATTGGTGAGCAAATGACTGGCATACCGGATGAAGATGGTATTATAAAAAAGCCAGACTATTCAGTAACACAATTATTTTCTGTTCCTGCATTATTTGGACTATATGAAGGTGGATCTGAATATGTAGGCGGTCGAGCTATTGGTAGAATGCAAAAAATGTTTGGCAAAGCAACTAAACCAGAATTAGAAAGTATTCTTGGAGCAACCAGAACTACTATTACTAAAAAAGCAGAAGAGTTTTCTAAAAACTTATTTCAAAACTACGGTGAAGAAATTCCAGCTGAGGTATTTAATACTGTACTTGGAAACTTCACGGATAAAACATTGTTAGGTAAAAAAGATAAAAATTTACTTGACGGGGTTCCCGAAACAATATTTGATACTGCGGTGGTATCCACATTGTTTGCTACTGCTCCACATATTGCTGGTGCAGTTTATAGACCATTTATACCCGCGACCTACGCAAAAAAACTTGTTGAAAACAACAATAGAGTAGCTGATATACTTAAGGGAGTAGATTATGAGAATTTATCGCCTGAAGAGAAAACTATAATTGATGATAAAGTAAAGTCAATAAAAGATAGTTCTACAAAAATGATTAATGATGTTGCTGAATCAATTGGAGCAGCAGATACAACTACATTATTAGATATAGATAAATTAAGCAGGGACATTATTGATATAAGAAAGCAAGCCAATACTATTAATAATAGTAGCAACCTTAATCAAGATCAAAAAGATCAGTTATTATCTGATATGGCCGCTCAACGATTAGACACAACCACTAGATACAATAGAGTATTAGATAATATTTACCGCGCAGAACAAGCAAACAAAAAAGTTGCTACTTGGTCAAATACCAGAAAATTAAAGTCTGACATAAACTTAGGTAGAAATTATTTAGCTACTGTAATGGCAACTGGAAAAGATGTAAAATACGTTGCGGCATCAAATAAGGAACTTATAGATAAAGCATTAGTAAATCCAGTATATTCAAAAATAATTAATAACGAATATAATGCTTTTGTAACGGATACTAATGAAACTTATTCTCCAGAGCAGAAGTCATTGATCATGCGCTCTATAGCTGCCAATCAAGTAAAAGAGAACGGTATGTATGACGATAGAACTAACACGATCTACGTTAATAAGGATACTGCTCTTAGAAATAAAACATTTACTACCGCTAGACACGAAGTATTCCATAAGGTTATAGAAAACTTTGCTGGTAATATGGGAGATATCGGTAAATCTTTATACTCATTTGTTAAAGAACAGCATATTGGAGATACTAAATTTGATGACACCAAATTTGCAAAAAGAATGCAAAGAGAGTTTGATGATTTGGCTAAAGATATTGAAAAATTAGATTCTCAAAAAGAAGCGGGAAAAATTACATCTAAAGAATATAATGCTCAAGTTAGACAAAAAGAAAACATTGCTAACGAGGAAGTTTCTACAATATTAACGGAGTCTTTAATCGATGGTGATATTAAAATAGACAAATCAAACGCGGAAAACTTAAAGTTTGATAGCGATGGCAATGTAATAATCAACAATGCTAAGGATATGTTTAACTTTATCACCGCTTATAATGAGTCTTATAGTAAATCTAAAAGATCTGACATTGTTGAAGCTGCTGCGCAAGGTAAAGTAGCTGGAGAATTAATAAAAGAAACACCAACAAAATCTGTTAGCCAAGAGCCAAGAAGATCAAAATCTGAAGTTGACTTATTAAAAGAAAAACTAGAGGAACTTGAAGATAATGAAGGTGATTATGATCCAGATGATTTTGATCAACAAGTAGATAATTTAAAAGCTAAGATCAAAAGAGCAATTGAAAAAGAAAAGACAGAAGTAAAACCTACAGTTAAAAAAGAGGTGTCAGACGAAGACGAGGTTAAAGAAATTGTTAGATCCGAAAAAGGATCTGTAGCTTCTGAGAAAGTTCAAAAACTATATGAAGAAAAAGGATTAGCCGCTGCGCAAGATATTATTAATTTATTTAAACCTATTACAAAAAGAATAGTAGATAAACGTAGAGATGCGCCAGGTTTTGATAGAGAATTACTTACTGATGAAATTGAAACTGGATCTGGTGGTATATTAGATCTTATTAAAAGTTATGTAGGAGAAAAAGGGGTCCCTTTAGCTGCTTACATAAACAGACAATTACCTCTAAGAGCTATTGCTGCCTCTAGAAGAGTATTAGAAGGAGACTTTAAGAAAGACGTTACAGAAGAGAAAGGTTTAATGGCTGAAGAAACTATTTCTGAGACAAAAGAAAAGCCAAAGTATAAAAACGCATTAGAGTCAAATGTTTTTGAGCCTACGGTCTTAAAAACAATGTCTGACAAGATCGTAACTCAGCTTCGTACATTAAAATCCCGTATTGATGAGCCTATATCATTAAATCGTACAGTTACTCCATTGATTGCAGAAATTAGAGATGCAATTGGCAAACAATTGGACATTGACGTTAAAACAGCAATGGGGGGTAAAAAAGACGGGCAATTAGTTAATTGGCTTTTAAAGAATAAACGTTATGTCCTTGAAAATATGACTACAACGTGGTTAATGGGAGCTAATGGACAAGGTGGTATACCTCAAGCAATACAAAAAAGAATAGATGGCAAATGGGTTAGTTATCCTGATTGGGTTGATCAAAAAATAGATAGAGAAGCTGTTTCAACTGATAATGCGGGTAGAACATCTGGCGCAGAATTAGTTAGAAGATTACCTAATGTATTTAATAATGTATCTAATGAAGATTATTTAGGGCAAGTTGTTGGCCCTGATGGTAACCCTATACGAGGTAGAAAAGAATCTTTAGCAAAGGCTGTTTCAGAGGAATCGGCATTTGACATTATATTAAAAGATTTAGAAGGCGAAGGAGAAATATACGACGCCCTATCAAAAAATCAAGAAAGATTAGGATATGAAGTTACTGATGCGTTTGTAAATGAAATGGCTAGACAAGCAGAAAGAGGTAATGTTAAGTATTCTAAAACTTATAATAATTTTAATCAAGACGAAAAATCATTATTTGACAGTAAAATAAATGAATTAAGCAATGCTTTAAATCCTTATTTAATTGACACTAAAAATAATGAAACTATAGGTAGAATATTTAGAAACATTTTTGGAGATGATTTTTCTAAAGAGCAAATTTCAGGGCTGGTTAAAGACTTTACCCCATGGCTTAGACAAATTAGAGATATAACTAAAACTGGATCTTTATATATAGAAGATAGAAATTTTAATTTAAATACATTTTTAAAGGATGTAGCTTCAATGTACGAAGAAGGCGTTTTAGATGTTTTAAAAATATCTGAAAGTCACGAAACTTTATTTTCAAAAGCTAATGTAGCTGCTGCAAGGGAAACAACTATAGACATGTTTTCTAACTGGGTAGAAGAATTTGGTAAGAAAAAAGCTATAGAAATGATGATCTATAGTGGAGGTACATTTAAAAGTAATTCAGCAATAGGTAATAGAACGGGACTTGCTATTGAAAACGGCATTGTGATTGAAACCGGAAAAGAAGGTAGAAAGTCAAATCAAATTACTCAAAATGCTGAGGATTATTGGGACAATATTGTTTATAGAGCTTTACCAGGTGGTAAATCATCTGAAAATATTAAATTATTAGATGAGGTAAAAAAAGAAACTGCTCCTGAACGAAAAAGGGATAGTGCAAGCGGATCTTTTAAAGATAGAGATTTTGAAGGCAGAAAGAAACAATCAGAAAAATATCAAAATATAGTTGAAAATACTTTTAAATATTATTTTACACCTGATAATAATGTTTCCCCTGCTTCAAAAGCTATAATGATTATACAAATGGGAAGCAACATGGAAACGGCAATAAGAAAATCAGCTGTATTTACCCATGTATTTACCAATCCTTCTAACATGAATGTAGGGGATCTTCGTTATGAGCACACAAGGCCGGCTTCTCAAGTAGCCGCTGAAATTTTGTCAGCATACAAGAAATATAATGGAGACGTGCCTAAAGATGTTCTTGATTCTATATGGGAAACTTATACCGCGGCAGTTATACCTGTTTCAATGGACAATAACCTAAATGCAGCCGGATTAAAATCAAAAATGAATCCTGGTTGGGAAAAAGGAATGCCTACCTGGAGTAGATACTACAATTATGCTACTTTTGGCAATCCTAATATGTTTGCAATTGAGAGTCTTGATCCAAAAGATAAAGGTCAGATAATAGGAGAAGATTTTGTTAAGGCTTCTAATGAATTTGTAGAAGCTAAAAAAAATAATGAAACATCTAACGCTGTTTTAATTTCATTACAAACTGGTAAAAAATCAAAAGGAATTTCCGTATTTGACTTTGACGATACCGTTGGATTAACAAAGAGCAATGTGCTATACACAATGCCTGGCGGCTCTACTGGTAAATTAAACGGAGCGGAGTTTGCAAAGAATGGATCTAAACTATTAGAAGAAGGAGCTGTATTTGATTTTTCTGAATTTAGTAAAGTGGTTGAAGGTAGACCTGGTCCAATGGTTGAAAAGATGAAGAAAATGATTGGCAAGTTTGGTGCAGAAAATTTCTTTATACTTACAGCAAGACCAGCTGATTCAGCATTGCCTATTAAAGAATTTTTAGATTCTATAGACATAAATATTCCATTGGAAAATATAACTGGATTAGGCAATAGTAGTCCACAAGCAAAAGCTGACTGGATTGTTCAAAAAGCAAATGATGGATATAATGATTTCTATTTTGCTGATGACCATTTACCAAACGTAAACGCTGTCAAAAATGCCTTAGATGTATTAGATGTTAAGTCTAAAATTCAACAAGCTCGTGCGAAGTTTAGTAAATCTATGAACTATGATTTTAATAGAATCCTTGAAGAAAACACAGGCACAGAAAGATTTAAAGTATTTTCTGATATTGTTGCGAGAAGAAGAGGAGCTAAGAAAGGAAAGTTTGATTTCTATGTTCCAGCTTCGGCCGCTGACTTTGAGTTATTATTATATAACTTTATGGGTAAAGGATCTAAAGGGGAACAACATAAAAAATTCTTTGCTGAAGCATTCTTAATACCTTATACAAATGGTAATGATTTAATGGATGCGGCTAGACAATCTATTAAGAAAAACTATAAAGCTTTACTTAATTCATTTCCTGATATTGATAAAAAATTAGAAAGTTTAACTCCAGATGGGGACTTTACTTATGATCAAGCAATTCGTGTTGCAATATGGAATGAATCTGATGTAGAAATTCCAGGTATATCTAAAAGAGATATCGCTAAGTTAACAAAACTTGTTAATGACGACGCTCAATTAAATGCTTTCAAGAATGGATTAATTGTTACGGGTAGACAAGGTAAAGGATGGGTTACACCGGAGGAACATTGGGACGCTAATACAATTATATCTGACTTACATAATCTTACTGAAGGCGCTGGAAGAAAAAAATTCTTAGGTGAATTCATTGCTAATGTAGAAGAAATATTTGGTACATGGAATAACGGAAGATTAACTGGACCTAACATGAATAAGGTTGAGGCATTATATGGTACACCTGTTAGGGAAGCATTGGAAGATATTCTTTATAGAATGACTACTGGTAAAAACAAAAGTGCTGGTAACGATAAGGAAACAACAAGATGGAATAATTGGGTAAACGGATCTACTGGAACTATTATGTTCTTGAACACAAGATCTGCGGTGCTACAGTTACTTGGGTCAATCAACTTCTTGAACTTTAGAGATAACAATCCCGTTGCCGCAGCTGCTGCTTTTGCTAATCAACCGCAATATTGGAAAGACTGGGCTCGTATTTGGAATTCAGATAAGATGAAAGAAAGACGTGGTGGTTTAAAAGAGGATGTTGCTGCTGCTGAGATTGCTAACGCTGCTGCGGGTAGTAAAAATAAAGTGAATGCGGTTGTTTCTTATTTATTAAAGATTGGATATACACCAACACAATTAGCAGATAGTTTTGCTATTGCATCAGGAGGTGCTCCATTCTATAGAAATAGAATCAAGTCTTACTTAAAAGAAGGTTTAACAGAGGCAGAAGCAGAAGCTAAAGCTTGGAATGACTTTACTAAAGTATCTGATGAAACACAGCAATCTGGAGACCCTAGGGATATATCTAAACAACAGGCAAGTCCAGCAGGTAGGTTGTTATTAACATTCCAAAATACCTCAATGCAACAAGCTCGTATTGTTAAGAAAGCGTTTTTAGATCTTAAAAACCGCAGAGGAGATGATAAGACAAATATATCTAAAATAATCTATTATCTTACTGTTCAGAATTTATTATTTGCTGGATTGCAACAAGGATTATTTGCTGTTGCATTTGGAGGCGATGATGACGATGACGAAAAAGAAAAAGCTAAAAGACAAAAGACACAGACTGAAAAAGCAATATCAGTTGCAGATGATGTATTAGATACTATATTACGTGGATCAGGATTTGTAGGTGGAATAACAGCTACATTAAAAAACATGATACTTAAGTACCTTGAAGAGGTTGAAAAGAAACAACCTGATTATGCTCAAGTTGTATTTGAAGGAACTAACATATCTCCTCCGATTGGATCTAAACTTAAGAAATTATATAGAGGATTAGAGTTGACTAAATACGACAAAGATCTTATAAAAGAAAGAGGTTGGGGAGTAATGCAAGACGGAAGAGTTCATCTTGGCCCAATGTATTCTGTTAGCGGAAAAGTTGTAGAGGCAACTACAAATCTACCAATGGACCGTTTAGTTAATAAAATTGAAAACGTATCACAAGCTATGAATTCTCAAAACCAAGCATGGCAAAGGATTATGATTGGAATGGGGTGGACCCCGTATAGTGTGGGGGTTGAAGGTACTCCTGGAGATTTAAAAATAGAAGCAGAAGGCAAAACTAAAAGAAAAGAGGAAGGCAAAATAAAAGCCGAAGAGTCTAGAGAAAGAAAAAGAGATTCTATAAGAAATTTACCTCCGGAAGAAAAAAGAAGACTGCGATATGAAAGACATAAGAAATGGAAAGAAAATAGATCTAAAAGGAAAATGGGTTGACAATAATAGGCAACATACCTAATTACCCATAAATAAAAAGGGAAGCTGTAATTAGCCTCCCTTTTTTTATTTAATTAAATTTCTAGTTTAGGGTCATCGCTGACCTTTTCTTCAAGGTTTTCCTTTGCTTTTTCTGTTAATTTTTGAATGGCTTCATCATATCCAGGCATTAACTTAACGGCTTCTAATGTACCAGCCGCTAATGTAGTAAGATGTTGCTGTTCACTCATTATTTGTTGAAGCACTCTAATCAATGCCTCAATTTTGTTTTTCATTTCAATTAAACTTTGTTCTTTCATTTTTCTATTTTATAAAACATTACGAATACTTTTCTACTTTTAATAAATTCATTTGGGAATTTACTATGAAAATAATTACAAGGATATGATATTAAACGGTTTTTTTTATGACCAATAACAGATTTTAATATCCATTTGTCCAAGTCGTTTGAATCTTCATTTATTAATTTATCAAACTTTTCCGGTGATATATCTTTTAGTTTTTCCCCATAAAGTTTGTGCTCCCAAAACGCGGTGCCATTTATGCTGTCATGGTTACTATCTGATATATACAATACAGCAGCTCTATCAGGTTGTTGACCTTCTATTATAGAATCATTATGTATACGCCAATCATTATCTTGACCTTCTTTAGCTTCTCTAAAGAACCCCAAAACAGGGGTTACCTTAGAGTGCTCTATAATTGAAACGCCATCACAAACAGTTTTTATAAACTCTTCACTTGGAACCTTTACCCAAAAAGATTTACCGGGCATCTCAACTTTTTGAAATTCACTTTGATCTTTATTTAAGAAATCAATTAATTCCTCATCTAGGAAATCATCTTTTATATATATCATGATTAAGTTATTTCGCAATTACCACCGCCACAAGCAGCAGCGTCAACAAAGTTAGTATTGTCTTGAATCTCAATTACTTTTGAAAGATCTACATTCTTTAATGTAGCCATCATTTCTTCGTAAACTTCTTTGGTACAATCTTCAAATGGAGTTTGCTTGTATGTTCCACCATGATACGGCAATACAGATAATCCATTATAGTATTCCTTATTTGCCCACATCCATTCACCAATAATTTTCCATTCATCATCACGAACAGAAACAGTACATGAAACATTATGTGTATTATTGCCTTTTGAATGTCCTTGTTTAACCCAATCTTTAGAGATTAGCTTAACTCTTTCTAATAGATCTAATGTAGACTCATGTCTTGTTATAGCTCCATCTGGAGACTTCTGTGGAACAGAAATAACTGACTGCGATGTTGGATTAAAATATTCATCTTCTAACAGTTCTGGATGGTTTATTGCAAGATAAGAATAGATTGCTTCATTCTTGCCTAATCGCATACGGCGAATATAATAATCATTATGCCAAGCGTGAATCCCACTACTAGTGCCAAGTACCAGAGAAGTTGTCCCAGCTGGTTTAACAGCGGTTGTACGCGCAGCTTTATTAATTCCAAGCGCAGCAGAAATAACATTGTTTGTGTCTTTAACAACTTGTGCAGCTTCTTCATAATTTAATTCTAAGTTAGACTTTGAAGCAATACCTGTCATTGATACTCCAAGTAATGCGTCTTTTTCTGTATTCTTTCTCCATATATCACGTAGATAATGGAAGTCTGAGTATGATGCTTGCAATGTACCTAAGAATGATGCGGCTGATGCTCTTGCATTAAAATCTTCTTGACTTTCAATATCAGCCATATTGATCTCAGTTAAATTACAAAACTGATATGGGCGGAGTGCAATCTCGCAACATGGATTAGTTCCCCAATCTTTATCATTAGTTAAATAAATTCCAGGTTCACCAGATCCTGATGCCTCAATACGTTCCCATACTTTATCAAATGTTTTCTTATCAATCTTATGGCGTAATAAAACAACAGAGTTATTAGCTCTACCTCTTTGTGGATTGTTCTCCCACCAGTTACCAGCTTTACAGTTTAACATTGCATCAGAGTCAAGATCAAATAAACTGATCATGGCAGCACGCCTAATACCTCCAGCCAATACTGCATCCGCAATGTGACATTGAATGTCATGGCACTCAATATCCGTAAGTTTTGATCTATCTTCTTTTTCACGTAATATAGCTTCTATTTTTACTAATGCTAATCTTAATGGTTCTGGTCCTGGTGCTTTACCTCCAGCTGTTACAAGCAATGCTCCCTTCTGTCTAATATCGGATAGATCAAATTGAACATGCGAAGTTAATTCTCCCGTGTACGATTTAAATAAGGTTTTGATGGCGTCTGCCCATCCGATAATACTGTCTTGCACGACATACCTTTTCTTACGATCATAATTAGGTTTTCTAATCTCAGGTAGTTTTTCAATTTGATGTTGTTGGACCGAATAGCCAACTCCAGTACCT